CGTTAAACGTAACGTAACGAACCGTTACGTTACGTAACGTTAGTACGTTAGTACGTTTAACGTACCGTTACGTTACGTTACGTTAGTACGTTAGTACGTTAACGTTACGTTACGTACGTTACGTACCCGGGAACCGAACGGAACCGTAACGTACGGTACCCGGTCCGTTAACCCGGTTACCCGTTTACCGTACCCGTAACCGTACCGGTACCGGACCGGTAACGGTTCGTACGGTTACGGGTACGGTTACGGTAGGGTAGGGTTCGGTTCCGGTCCGGACGGGACGGTACGTACCGTTCCGTTCCGTACCTACGGTCGGACGAACGGAAGTAGGTAGGAGTACTACCTACCGCCGACAACTAACGTACGAACGGTACGACGAGGAGTACTTACTCCACCACCACCACCGACGCCTACCGACGTCGTACGTGGCGACCTCGCAAACGTGGCCGAAGAGATTTGCACCAACCTTCTCCAGATGGACGCGCGCACGCTGAGCGCTGGCTCTGGCGCCTTCGTTGAGGGTCGCAAGGTTCTGGGCGCTGGCAAGAAGCTGGCCGTCATCGAGAACTGCATGGTCCGCCTCCGCTTCGAGGAGGGATTCTGGGACTCGCTGGTGTACCCGAACTGCAAGATTTCCTCGCGTTTCCAAGGCGAAGGTGCTTCGACGGAGCTCTTCAACATCCACGTCAACGCTTCGGCAACGAAGAGTCAGGACGCCGACACGCGCGACTACATCTATCTCTTCATCGGGAAGAACGGATCGCAGGTCGCAGGTCGTGCTGCCAAAGCTTCGACCGCCGAGTCGAAGTAGCGAACAAAGTATCACCGAAAGGGGGCGGGTGTTTTGACGCTCGCCCCTTTTTTAAAGAAAGCTAATCAGAATGAATATATTCCAAAATGCCAACGAACGGGCAGAGGCTCGGGCCGCGATGTTGCAGGGGCAACTCGACGACAACGCTCCCTTCGAGTTCTACGTTAACGGCAAGAAATACAAAACCCGTAGACTGACGAACTATGTGGCTGAAAAATTGTCAAAACTTGTCTCGAAGTGCGAGTATACCGCCGTTACACGCGAGGACACGCCCGGAGAGACCTTGAAGGCTATCGCCATGAACCGCAAGATGGTTCCTAAGTGCCTGAGCCTTCTGATCCTCGCCCATCCGGTGAAGGTATGGCTGTTCCACTGGATTTACTGGCGATACCTGCATTTCTTCGGTAATCAGGCAGACTACGCCGGGATTCTGGAGAATGCCCTGAACAGCGAGGAGGTCGGCTTTTTTTTTCGCAATATGGCATCCCTGCAAGCCAACAACATGCTGACAGTAGAGATGACAAAAGCAAGTACGAAGAGTATAGCTCAAAAACACGCATCGGAGCCCGAACGGACCTGATCGTGACGCTATACGGCAACATGAACCTATTTACTTGGTATCGCTACTGGTTCGTGGATAGCATGGTGAAACAGACGATCATGCTGGCCGACAAGTCCGGTCTCCGGAAGAAACCGAAGGGCGGGAAGGTGACGCCCGGCAACGGAAAGCCGAGCAAGTACACCGACAAGGACCTGATAGAGATGAACCGGAAGGCCGGAGAGCGATACATGCTGAAAGCTCTTCCAGCAGGGTAAGATAACCGAAGAGCAGATGGCCGATTATATCCGTCGAAAAACGCAAAAAAAGTAACACATGGCTGACGATAAACTTATAATCCCAGTAGGCTTCAACTTCAACATCGAGGAGATCGACAAGGAGTGGCAGGCCAAGAAGGCAGAGATAGAAAAGGCTCTCAAGGCCGAAATAAGCCTGACTTTCAAGATGCCGAGTACCAAGAGTCTCGACAACTTGGAAAGCGTCGTAAACCGCCTGAAAGACCTCAAAATCGAGCCTATCACGCCGGAGACCAAGGATGCGATCTCTTCGCTGACCCGTGAACTCACGACGCTCCAGAAGATACTCGAACGCATCCAAGCACTCAACATCAAGTCAGCCAAGGACGTAGCGGCCACGGCGCTGGCCGAAGAGAAGATCACCACACAGCGAGCGATTGCCGCGAAAAATCTCGCTCAACAGCGTAGCAACAACGCACTTGCGGTAACTCGGGAAAATAAGGCTCTCCTCCAGCAGAAGACGCTTGAGGATCAGGCGGCGCTGGTAAAACTCCGGGTTCAGAAGGCCGAGGAGTCGCTTACGAATGCTCGGAACCGAAGTCTTGGGGCCATTAAATCGCAAAACTCGGCGTTGGCTACCCAGAAGGGGATTCTGAACGGCATGCCTCAATTCCTGAATCAGTACCTCTCGATTTTGGGGGCATGGCGACTGGTAGACAACATCCGTAAGACGACGGCCGATTTCGAGCTCCAGCGTATCTCGTTGCAGGCGATGATTCAGGACAAGGAGAAGGCCGATAAACTCTTCGGCCAGACTCTTGAACTGGCTATCGAGTCTCCGTTTACTGCGCAGGAGCTCCTCAGCTACACCAAACAGTTGTCAGCGTATAGAATCGAGACCGACAAGCTCTTCGATACTACGAAGCGTCTGGCCGACGTGTCGGCTGGTCTCGGCGTGGATATGAGTCGATTGATTCTTGCTTATGGTCAAGTCCGGGCCGCCTCGGTGCTTCGTGGTCAGGAGGTCCGTCAGTTTACCGAGGCCGGTATTCCGTTAATCCAGCTTCTCGCAGATAAGTTTACATTACTGAAAAATAGAGTAGTTGACACTTCAGAAGTATTCGACCTTATCTCCAAGCGTCAGGTTCCCTTCGAAATGGTTGCTGATATTTTCGAAGACATGACCAACAAGGGGGGCATATTCTATGATATGCAACAGAAGCAGGCGAATACTCTGTACGGTATCTATCAAAAGCTCACCGACAATATTCAGCAGGCGTTTTATCGTGTCGGAGACTCGCAACTGGGAGCTCTTAAAGCGGCCGGACACCTGCTTGTTTCGATGTCAAAAAATCTGGAGACAATCCTATCCGTAGGCACCAACCTCGTTGGAATATGGGCCGCAGGTAAAGTAGCGGCCGTGGCCTATGGGAGCGCCGTATACGGAGCAGAAGCGGCAACTGCCAAGTCCATCCTGACCGATAAGAAGAAAGCTGCGGCGCAGTTGATTCAGGCCAGCAACTATCGTCTGCTTACTACCGAAGAACTTAGGCTGATTGCTACTACCAATCGGCTTACCGCCGCGGAGATCGCTCAAATGGGAGTTAACAACCCAGCCGCAAGGGAGTTGGCCCTTCGACTCCTCGCTCTCGGTAAATTAAACAAAGCTGAGGGCCTTCGACTCGCACAACTTGGAATGATGACTAAGGCGGAGGTATTATATGCCGCCGCTACCACCAAAACCCAACGAGTAGTTCTATTGTTTTCGAGCACTATCGGGAAGTTAGTTGTTAATCTGAAAGCCCTATGGGCCTCGCTTATTAACAACCCTCTTACTATCGCTTTTGCGGGACTTGCCGCCGTAATATCTGCGTTTCGCGCCCTTAATAAGCATACTGATATGTACAAGGAGGCGAACGAGAAGATGGCTCAGTCGGCGAAGGAGTCTATTTCTGCATTCAAAGAGGAGTATTCTGCCATCCAGCGGATATACAAAGACCAGTTATCAGGATTGGAGAGCAACTCTGATAAGCACAGGGAGATCAACGAGCGCCTCACGGAGATGTTATCCCGTAATGAAGAGATTGCTAAACTGATAAAACAGCGAGTCGTAGGAATATGAGATGAAGCTGATCACATGCGCGAACTGGTTCGGTTAGCTGATCTGTACCAAGAAACTCTCAGCATCACCGCATCAAACCCAACGCTGTTTAGTGGGGCCCTACAAGCCTCCGGTCCCGGATGGATGCAGAACATCGACAAGTTGGCCTCCAAATATAAGTCCAACATGAGCTCCATTAGTTCAGAGCTTGGAAGGTTGCTTGCTGATGGGGTTCACAACGAAAATGTACTCCTAAACAATTTACGAAAAGATATGGATGCAATGGAGCGTTCCGGAGCATCCTACGCTGAACGTATTCAGGTACTACTCTCCTATTTTAAGGACTTTCAAAAATACCAATCGTCGGGTATCTTTGATTTCAAAACCCTTAATCAAAACATCGGAAACACTGTTAGGGTCTTTCAGAACGCATCCGATGCGGCTGATAGGTTCTGGTATCGTATTCAGTCCCAGTACAAGGAGTTTAGGGGGCAGGTTATCGACTGGAGCGACTTAAAAACCTTCGGCTTAAAGCCGGAGGATGCAAAAGATTTTCAGGAACTCCTTCGCAGTTTCGCTAAAAAAGGCGTTGAGGCTATGCGTGAAGAGTTCAAAGGCGCTGGCCCGGAGATGAACGAGATTTTGCTGAATGTGTTTGGTCTTACAGACATATCACGGGTTCTAAGCGAGGGAGAAGAAGAGTTGAAGGGCTGGCGGAAGCGATTTGCTGATGCCCTTGGATCGGCGATCAAGCCCAACACTCAGTACGACGAAGGCGTCGATGGTCTTATCAAGCAGTACAAGACGGCAAAGGAGACGTATGACAATCTATCCAACGCTGTAAATGCGGGTCAAAAAGAGTTCACCAAGGACTTAACCGAATCCGAGAAGGTCTTGAAACTGCTCAGGGATATTGCCAAAGAGTATGGCATAGAACTCGATAAGAAGCAGGCAACCAAAACAATCAAGGATCGGACGCAGGCCCTCGAAGGCGAAGTGAAGGTTCTCAAGGAGGCATACAGCCGCTACCAGTCTCTCAAGAAGGTCCGGGGTGATGCCTTGGCCGCCAGCGACGTAGAGAAGCTGTACGGCGATCTGGCGAAGAACTTCAACTTCCTCACTCCGTCGCTCGCGCTGACTCCGGAGGAACTGGTGGCGCAACTCAAGAAGGCGGCCGAGTATGCTCAGAAACAACTCAACGACAAGAACGCGGCCCTCAAGTTCAATATGGATGTCTCCGACACCTCCTACAACGCACTCAAGGAGGGGATCGAGAAGGACCTCAAGCGTCTGGCAAACGACATCTCGCTCCAGAACGAGGCCAAAAAGATGTACGAGTCTATTTTGGCGGCTACTGGGGATATGAACTTCGCGGCCCAGATCACCACTTCGACTACGGGCCTCGACACACTGGATGTGTTCAGCAAATTGCGCGAGCAACTCAAGAAGACGCTGACGGCATACCATACCAAAAGCGGTGGCCTAATCGACTGGGACACTCTCTTCGCCACGGACGAAGCGGGCAACAAGACAGTACTCGACATAAAGAAGGTGCAGGCCGCGATCAAGGAGCTCCCGGAGACCGTCCAGACTTCGGCAAAGTCGGCTATGAATGCCTACTTCAACTACGAGCAGGAAACGGTCAAGAAGATGGCCGAAAGCGTCCAGAAGTTCGGGGACTATGAGAAGCGGCGAAACATTATCGCCGCGAAAGCGGCCGAAGAGCGGGCGCGGATAGAGTCCAGTACGATACTCACTCCCGACCAGAAGGCTCAGGGAGTTGAGGCCGTGAACAAGTCCGAGCGCAGGCAGATCGCAGGAGTGAATCTCGACGAGATCAAGAACCTCGAAATGTTTGCTCAGGCGTTCGGCGACTTGGATCGCGTAGGCACCAAGACGCTGGGGAACCTCACCTCCATGATGAAGAAGTTCTATGAGGCGTCCAAAAACGATTTGGACCCGACACAACTCCGAGAGGTCGTGAGGATCATTCAGAACCTTGAGGAGCAGTCGTGGGAGCGCAGTCCCTTCGCGGCAATCAAGGAGGGAATAAATGACATTCTGACCGGAACCCGAGAGGTTCAGGCGGCCGAAGCGAATCTCGCGTCGGCGCGGGCGGCGCAGGCGGAGATCGAGAAGCGAAACGCTTCTGAGATTGCTATTCTCCGGCTCCAGATGTCTCAGGCCGGAACCGACGAGGAGAGGGCTACGATACTCCAGCGAATCAACGACCTTGAGCGCCAAAATCGTGATGCTGTCAAAAACACCCAGCAGGCGGTTGAGGACTTGGCCGCGGCCGAGTATAAGGTCCAGACCGGGTTTACGAAGACGAAGGCCGCGCTGAACAAAATGGACGCTTACCTCGGCAACCTGAGTAGCGACATAGGCAAGATCGGAGATGCCATGAACACGTTCAGCGACATTTTCGGCAGTGCGTTCGGAGAAGAGGCGTCCGCGATGATTCAGGACATCCAGAAGGGGTTTCAGGCTGTTCAGGCGGGAATCGCGCTGGTGAATACCGTAATGAGTATCGCTGACGCGATAGCCAAGGGGCTGATGACCACCATGCTCCCGCTTCTTGCCGCATCGGTAGCCCTTGGAGCGGTGCTCGCTATGATTCGTGCGCGTCAGCGTCGAATCAAGGAGGAGCAGGAAGCATCGGAACGTGCTGTCCGGAAGCTGGAGAACGCCTACAAGGATTTGGAGAAGGCGATGGATCGCGCGTACTCTACGACCGACATCAATAAGACGGCAAAACAGCAGACGCAGAACCTTCTCAATCAGCAGAAAGAGCTCAACCGCCAGATCGACCTTGAGTACAAAAAGAAAGACAAAGACTTCGATCAGGGTCGAGTAGATGATATGTGGCGACAGATCGAGGAGCTTAACCAGCAAATCGCCGAGAACCGCCGCGAGTTAGTGGAATCGTTCTACGGGACCGACTTCAAGACCTTCTCCTCCGATCTCGCTCAGGCGATCTACGACGGAGTGAAAGACGGTAGCCTATCCGCCAAGGAAGCGTGGAACGAGACTGTGGACGAGATGGTGGACAAGATGATCCTCGAACTGGCTACGGCGAAGTTTATCATGCCGGGCGTCGAGAGAATATTAGACAGCTTCATGGAAGAAACTCGTCGTTTAAACGGTTTATCCGAAGACGAGTTGCCGACGCTGGAGCAGTTCCCGTTCGAAGACTTACGAGAAGCGCTAAAGGCTTATCTTGGTGAATTTTGGGGCGATTTCGAGCAGTATCTACCGAGCGGCGGAGAATCCAATCTGACTGGTATTTCGAAGGCAGTCGGCTCGTTGACCGAGGACACGGCACTGGTACTGGCCGCGGCCGCGAACTCGATGATCTACTATCAGGTGGCCCAGTACGATCAGGTTCTTGTCGATCAACGCAATCCTGACCGGATGGAACGAACTTATCATGGGAACCGAAGAGACGGCCGGGCTGATCCCGACGCTGATGGCTTCCCAGACAGAATCAATGGAGCTCCTTCGTGGGATCAAGAGCGACACGGGCCGGATCGCTACGGCGACGGAACAGATGGCCGACAACATCGGATCGGTAGTCGCACCGCTCGGATCGAAGGTGGGAGCCAAGGCAATTAACGTAAATAGCTGATAATTATGAAGTTAGAACTTAAAAGGCGTTTTTTGGGTAGAGAGCTATACGATTGGCTCTCTCTCAATCGACGGCAAGAAATTCTGCGACACCTTGGAGGACAAGGTGCGCGACCTGAACAAGAACGGAGTCTTCGACGGCGACGAGAAGAAGGTGTACGCGGCCGAATCTTCGGCTGTGTTCCCGCGGTGGATTAGGATGCCCTCGAAGTGCTTCAGGGTGCGCAAACGAGGGGGCGGCCGAGTGGAGCACGGAGGAGTG